TGTGGTACTGTCAGGGCCGGGACCGCCGTCTTCAGCAGAGTTTCCACTGGGGTTTTGTGCTGTTTGCAGTTCGTCCAACTTGGATTGATTTTCAAGCACAGTATTGGTCAATCCATCAATGTTGTCTTTGATGCCTTGTTCATCTGATTGCAACGACAGTAGTTTAGATTGATTATCATCAATGATTTTCTGCAAGGATGCAATATCTTCTTCGCTCAAATTGGGGTCATATTCAAGCGAGTAGGTATCGCTTTCAATTTGAGCCTGCAACTGTTGCTGTTGTGATTGGTTGGCCGCCAGGTCCGCATTGGCTGTTTCAATGGCTGTTTCATCGGCCGCTATCTGTGCTGTGAGTTGATCTATGGCGCCTTGCTGATCTGTACTGGCACTGGCCGGATCGCTTGGCAATCCATCATTGAAACCAATTTTAGAAAAATCAACTTTTTCACCATTGCTGAATACCTTGCCCAACCCGGACCGAGCCTTGCCCAACAAATCTTTGGCGCCACCTGCTATGGCCGAAATTCCCCCGGCACCGGCCAACTGGGCGGCTCCGAATCCCACAGCGCCGGTTAACAATCCGCTACCAACTGAACTGAGTGCTCCGCCTAATATGGCCGTACCGTTGACGTTCTTGAGGTTGTTGATGATGCCCGGCAAGCCAGATAGGCCTTCATTGAGATCATGTACCTTGCCATCAGTGACTGGAGTGGTGCCCAACTCACTTGGACGATTATCGTATTGCAACATGGCAAAGCCCGATACTGTATCTGAACTTACTTGTCCGTACTGATACTTGACAGCCTGAAACTGTATGGTCATGGTATTTTCTAGTGTACCGGACTCGCCGCCTTGTGCATGCTCACCGTGCTGAAATTGTGTGATAGTGGGATTGATCAGTGTGTACTCAGCAAATTTTTTATTGTGTAAACTGTAGATTCGTACTGCATTTAAAAATTGTTGTGTGCCTGGGCTTGATGCAGGATACTGCCTTGGCGTGTATCCCCAGCTCTGATTTTGACGTTCGCTGTACTTGGTTGGTGCCGCATATATGCTGTCATTCCAGTCGCTATCACGATAATAGTAACTGTAATAATCATACCAAAAATTTCTAACCACATCCAAGTTGTCGTCGTGAAACTTGATTGTCACTGTGTCATACTTTACTTTGGTCTGCACAATATCAACACGATTGTAAGCATTGAGTGTTTTTGTTTCGAATGTAAACTTGGGCAGGCTAGCACTTTTGACCACAAGACCCAGGCGCAACTTGTCATCATTGCTCACCCGTGATATTTCGGGGTTGGTGTCAAATGCCACATGAAATAACCAGCCATACTTGGGACTGAGACCAAAGTTGTTGTCAACAAAGATCCTGGCCGCATGTGTACGGTCAAACATGAAATTTTTATTAGGTGATGGTGCCGGCATATAGTTATTTATGGCCAAGAAAAAGCCCGGTTTTATCCGGGCTTGTTATGCTTGTGTTATTAAGCTGTTTGGAGCGTTAAAGCATTACCACCTTGTACGGCTCTAGCTTGTTTGCCAGAGTCTGGGTCACCATCGCTACCTGTTGGGTGCAGGATGGCATTGTCGAAACGTATGGTCAATGCAATCATGGCAGCTTCACTGGTGCCGTAGTTCATGTCGCCCCAGTCTGCTTGACTGATTTGGCAACCTGTCATTTCCCACTTTTCTAATACTATTGGTGACGACTTGCCGTTACCACCGTCCAGTACTTCGTACACTAGATCAAATTTGTAGTTACCACCCGAAGCCGCGCTGGACTGCTCCATGAAGTCAAATTGTTTTTGGATCTGTTGGCCTACCAAGGTGGCCACATGACCTCCCATGTCGTCACGCAAGTTAACTGTGGTTTCAGCCCACTCCGGTTTGCCTTGCATGTAGATCTTGCTGTTGTAGATATCCAGTGCAAATGGATTAAAGTTGACGCTGGGACGCTTGATATCAACAACTTGTTTTGTTAATTCTTGAGCGGTCGATGCGACTGCTGTACCTGTGCCGCCAAAGTTTAAAAAAGTAGCACGAAAGCGATACTTTAATTTTGGCATCAACAGACCTTGACTTCCGCCAGGTAACGGTACTGTAAAATTATTTAATGACGCTACGGTTGACATGTATATGTTCTCCTATTGTACTTATTTACCTATATTTTGGTTTGACAATGCTAGGCTTGAGCCTAGCATTATCTACGTAGTTTATTTTCCTAGTTGTCCTGCCGCAATAGAACCTGGGTTCAACAAGCGGATCGGAATATAGATAAATTCAACATCTTTCATTGGCTCGATGGCAATATCAACATACAATTCATTGGCCGCAACACGTGCCGGTGTGTTGTTTGTTGTGTCGCAAACTACCAAGAAGTCATAGATGCCGCGTTTGGCCACCAAGTCGTTCATCGCGCCTTCAATCACACGTTTGATTTGATCACGTGTGATTTTGTCGTTGGGTTCGAACAAGAAAGAATAACCTACTTTGGCAAATATTGTACGGATATAGTTGACCAAACGTGCAACATTTACTCGGTCCATTGAACTTGCAAACGGATTGCGAGTCTTTTGACCCCATACAGCCAACCCAACTCCGGGAAGGATTGTGATTGGGTTGACTCGTTGTTGGTACATGGCATCGCGTAGTCCTTGGCTAACACCGTTGCGAGTAAACTCACCAGTGGCCTGATCAATATAACCAATGTCTGTGGCATTGTCAACTAGGCCACGGCGTACACCGGCTGGTGCGAACCAGGGGAAGCTGACGCTGTCGTTGCGAATAAATGTACGCAACATCACATGGCTAGGTGGCACCACAACTGTGTTGCCTTTGACATCAGTGGTTTCTGCACTTGGATAGTATACACCCAAGTAAGGATCTGCTGTGCTTAGACCGTCACCGTTGGTGTTGTTGCTCCAGTTGGTGATATTGACTGCATTTGGAGCCAATGTCATTGGTGTGTCACCGATGATAAACGCTGTGTTGGCACGGTCGTTGTTTAGTCCCACTAGGTCGCTGATCAGTTCTGGATAACCAGGTGCGGCCATGATGTTGAACGCAAATTGATCTTGACGTAGTTCAGAACTGGCAGCAATGGCCGACTTCATGGCTTTGACAACCATATGACGCTGTGCGGCTGGACCTGCATACATGCTACCGTTGTCCTTGTTGCCACTGACGGTTTGCCAGGTGGCATGCTCCTGGGGCAATGTTCCAGCGGCATTTGGTACATTAGGCAATGTTGGGAAGTTTGTAGCATTGAAATAATTGCTTACATACTGCTTGACGTTAAAGCCTGTGCGACGTGTGTTAAACAGCAACATACCACGTGGGTACAAACGATAATCAGGAGCGTCTTGATCAATATAGTTGCTGGTCAGCAAGTCAGTGATCAACGGATATGATCCGGTTATAACATCTGTTGTGCCTGTTGTGTCCCAACGTGCATCGGCAAACAAAATACCATTTTGACCTGTTTGATCTGTGATATCAATGGCCACAAATTTTGTACCTGTGTAACGATACAGTGATGGATAGTTGACCAAATCGCCCGAGTCTAACCATAAGTCACCTGCCACTAGCGGTGTGTTGTCGGTTTGTACGGTTGGCTCACTTGCGCTGACAATGACGCCACCTGGGTCAGTGTTGGTCAAGGCGTATCCACGTGCATCACTAGCAACTCGTTTATAACCTTTCCAGCCCGAATCGTTGATCATAATATCAACGTCGGCAGCATCGCTGTTGTACCATAGTGTACCATCAGCCGGTGCTTGGTATGGTGTAGAGAAGCTGAATGTGTAAGCCTGTTGACTTGCGCCTGTTCCAGCTGGAGTCCAGTTGCTGATCACCAAGCCCGGTGTGGCTGGATCTGTACTGATACCAGTGGTGCTGGTTGAGAAACCAGCTGTTGTCACAGGAGTGCCGTTTAGATTGTTTAGGATAATCTCGCCACCTAGTTCGTGCTCGATTGTGATGGTTCCAGATGAGTTTAGTTTAGCAGTAACATAAGGAATGTTCTTTGCCAATATTGATGCTACAAAATCTGCGGCAGTACCGGTGCCACCTATTGTACATGTATACAATGTAGCGGAAACAGCGTTAGCGGCGCCCAAGTCGGTGGCTTGAATTGTGAAGCTGTTGCCGGTTGTGAATGAACCAGAAGGAGTGCCTGTTGCTGACGATTTTGGTCCTGCTTTACGGAACATCAAACGTACACCAACTAAATTTGCATTAGATGAGCTGGTTGTATAACGTGCATACATGGAGCCACCTGCAATACCATTGCCGCCGCCGGCTACATCTAGATCATAAATGGCAGATTCGCTGTTCTTGTACACAGGTACAGCCAATGTTGTCCAGGTACCGGCAATGGCATTCCAGCGTTTAACTGCAAGACTCATACCGTTGCCCTGTACGCTGGTCTTGATGTAGACTGAACCATATGGAGCCGCAACAGTATCTGTACTTCTCCAACTTGGAATATCTACAAAACTACCACGTGATATTTGTGGACTATAATAGGTCCCAACAGCGATACCTGCTCTTGCCAATGGTGTATTTACGCCATCAACCAAAGTGACTTTACCGTCAACAACAGATCCGTTGCTCTTGGCAGAGCTGGTTACAACAATGTTTAATTTATTACCATCTGCGGTGGCTGTGATGCCGGGGAATGTGCTGGGGTTATTGGTAGCATAGGTGTTAATTGCACCAGCTACACCAGCCACTGTTGTTGCTGAACCCAACGAAACCAATGTGTTATTAATGGTAACAGAAGAGTTGGCAAGGAATGCAGGACTAGTTACAGTGCCGGTTACAGCCGGGTAAGCCTGTTGCCACACACTGCTACCAACTTGTGTCCATATATTGTTAGAGGTTTTATAGAATACAGTATTATCTGTACTGGCTACCACAACTGCATAGCTACCAATGGCACCAATGCTGGATTTTGGAGTATTGGATTGTAGGTCTCCAGTAGAAGTGATTATGATAGGAGCTTGAATACTGAACGAGCCAGTTGAAGGATCCCATTCGTAGATGCCCCAATTTGTTTTGTTCAAATCTAACCAATATGTGCCATCAGCAGGTGGGCTATTGGGACGTATTGTTGTTCCGTTTAATTGGTTTAAGTCAACGTCAGCACGAACTGCGTACAAACTGTTGGCGGCACCTAGTGCGCTGTGTGCGGCCAATAGTCCATATTCATTTTGTTCGTTGCCGTGCAATGGTGTACCGGAACTACTTTGTTTAAAAGTAGCATAGCCCATTGCGGCCGCTAATTCTCTTTGACTAGTAAACGATTGTAGTTTACCAGCATTTGCCATCGATGTACCAGTTGCACTTGTACCATCGGGAGCAGTCTTATCTTGTGCAGTAGCCAGGATAACTAAAGGTACAGTACCTGCCGCTGTCGACACATAGGCGCTCATGTCGGTTACTGTAATGCTTTGTCCTGGTGAAACTAATGTAGCCATGTTATTTTTCCTTTACACATAATAGTTTATGTTATTGATATTTATTCATATAGACTAATTTTCAGCCGATAGACTGCCCTTTGCAAAGGTTTGTCTATACTAAATACTACATGTCCGAACGCCCATTATGCCCCACCTGCTTTGAAAGACCCGTGGCTGTGAACTATTTAACAGAAAATGGGCCACACTATCGTGGTGTTTGCGATGCTTGTGCTCGTAAAGGCAAGAAATTGAAGCCTGTACCGCCGCAGTGGTTCAAACGCGGTTATAGAAAACAGCCACAATGTGAGCAATGTGGTTTCACGTTCCGACTACAAGAACAAAGTCTGGTATATCATGTGGATGGCAACTTGAACAATTGCGACCACAACAACTTAAAAACAGTTTGTTTGAACTGCAGAGTGGCCATCAACAAAAGTCGAGTGGGCTGGAAACCTGCCAAACCTACAACAGGTTTTTGAGTTGACTGTACAGGTGTTCAACACTGTCATTGTTGTCGACAATTTGATCAAACTCTGTCCCCAACCATGAGTATTCACTGGCATGAACTCCCAACTCTTTCAATTTGGCGGCCGCCACAATATCACCTTTGTTTGCGTTTGCCGCCATGATGTGCCAGCTTGGCAAAGCGCCACGTTGAATCCAAATCAGTTTGCCACCTTGGTCTTTGATGGCCTGTATTTCATTGGGAAAACGCACATCACTGATCACAGTATGATCAGTGCGTCGTGCTAATCTGGATTCCAGAGCCGCAATCCAAATGTCATCATGAAAATGATTGCGAAGCACATCTGTGCCCCAGTACTGC